ATTCTAATTCTTATGCAGTAGGAATAACAGCACAAGGTATGACCACAGGAGATTTCTTTACAATTTCAAATAAAACTGTTAATGGTTTTGATGTTGCATTTAAAAATAGTAGCAATTCAGGAGTTAGTAAAACTTTTGATTATTTAGCTAAAGGATATTAGATAGAATATGGCACAACACGATTATAATATAGCAAATCAGGGTTTCCCTGCATTTCGTTCAGATTTAAACAACGCACTTTCGGCAATTCAAACAAACAATTCAGGAACATCAAGACCAACTGGTGCTGTAGCTGGACAAATTTGGTTAGACACAACTACTGCAACTGCACCTACTTTAAAATATTATGATGGTGCTGATGACATATCACTAGCAACTATTGACCATACTGCAAACACAGTAAACTGGTTAGATTCAACAGTATCAATTACTGGTCTATCTACAACAGCAACAGGAACAGTTTTAACCCTTTCAGACACAGCTACTACTAGTTCAGTAAATTTAATTATAGATAATGACAAAGAAATTCGTTTTAGAGAAGCAACAGCTAATGGAACTAATTATGTTTCTTTATCTGCACCAGCAACTTTAGCAAGTGATGTATCATTTACATTACCTTCTGCTGATGGAACAAATGGACAAGCACTTGTTACTAATGGTTCAGGAGTTCTTTCATTTACAACTTTATCTACAACTTTAACTTATTCTTCTGGTACTGCTACTGGCGACAACTCTACAACAGCATTTACAATTTCTTCAGGAAGATCAGTTAATGACGTATTAGTATTCGTAAACGGATTTCAATTAACACCAACTACTGACTATACAATTTCAGGAACTACATTAACTTTCACAACTGCACCTGCTACTTCTGCTGAAATTTGTTACAGATATTTACCACTTGGTGGTGCTTATACTTCAGCTAACTTTACTGGTAATGGTTCAGCTACAACAATCACAATAGATGCTGGTAGAGCAGTCGCAGATGTACTTGTAGTTGTTAATGGATTAACTTTAGTTCCAACAACAGATTATACAATTAGTGGTACAACTTTGACATTCGTTACTGCACCAGCTAACCTTGCAGAAATTACAGTAAGATATTTGAGGTTGTCATAATGGGTGCTATCGCTAGGAACATAGCAAACAATATTACTACTGGTGGAGTATTTACTGCTAATGCTTTAAATGCTTCTTCTGTTACTGGAATAACTGTATTAGCAAATGCTAGTGATGGAATTACATTTATATCTTCTCAGACTGCTTCTAACTCAGCTTCATTAAGTTTTACGACTGGAATAGACTCAACTTATAAAGCATATAAGTTTGTGTTTAGTAATATTCACCCAAGAACTGATGGTGTTATGTTTCAATTTAATTTATCAACAGACAGTGGAAGCAATTACAACGTAACTAAAACAACAGCTTTTTTTAGAGCTGTACACGATGAAGCTGACACAGCTACAAGTTTAGCTTATCATTTTGGTAGTGATTTAGCACAATCTACTGGTTTTCAATTTTTGAATCAAGATGCAGATTTAAGTTCTGATGCTGACCATTCTATATCAGGAACTATGTTATTATTTAATCCCAGTTCAACTGTCTATACTAAACATTTTATTGCTAATTGTAATAATAACCACCCAGCAGATTATACTGCAAATTGTTATGTCGGTGGGTATGGAAACACAACTTCAGCTATTAATGCAATAAGATTTCAAATGAACACAGGAAACTTTGACGGAACAATTTACTTATATGGAATTAAATAATGGGTAGTATCACAAGAGGATTATCAAACAACATTACAACTGGTGGAGTTATATCTGCTTCAGGAATTACAAATGCTACTGTTGCAAATATAACTTCGTTTCCTAATGCTAGTGGTGGAACATTAATTTTATTATCTACACAGACTGCTAGTGCATCAGCTACTATTTCATTTACAACAGGTTTAGATAGCACTTATGATGAATATATATTTAAGTTTATTAATATCCACCCTGCTAATAATGGAGTTAGTTTAAATTTTAACATGAGTACAGATGGTGGAAGCAATTATAACGTTACAAAAACTTCAACTTCTTTTTTCACAGAACATGATGAATCTGATCTTTATACTTCACTTAGTTACGCAACTTCTTGGGATTTAGCACAAAGCACAGCTTTTCAAGCTATTGCACCAGATATTGGAAATGATAATGACCAAAATTGTAGTGGTACTTTGACAATATATAATCCTTCTTCAACTACATATATTAAACATTTTATAAGTAATATTAATCAATACCACCAATCAGATCTTAGCCAACAATGGTTTATGGCAGGTTATGGCAACACAACATCTGCTGTTAATGCAGTAAGATTCCAAATGTCATCTGGCAACATAGATGATGGAATTATCAAACTATATGGAGTAAAAAAATCATAATGGGTACAATAACAAGATCATTCGCAAACAACATAACTACAAGTGGTATTCTATTACCAGCTTCATTAAATAATGCTTCATTAACAAATGTAACTGCCTACAATGCTTCTGTTGCTACTGGTAACATGGTGTTAATAAGTTCGCAGACAGCAAGTAATTCAGCTTCTATATCTTTTACTACTGGTATCAGTTCTACTTATAAAGAATATCAGTTTTGGTTTGCAGACATTCATGCAAGAACAGATGGAGTTGCATTTTCATTTAACCTATCTACTGATTCAGGTTCTAATTATAATGTAAATAAAACATCTACATTTTTTGCTAATACTCATGCAGAATCTGATGCTGGTGGTGATGTATCTTATAAAACTAATTCAGATTTAGCACAAGCTTCTGCATTTCAGTTGTTAAACCAATTTTCAGATTTAAGTTCTGACGCAGACCACGTTGTAGTAGGAAGTTTGTCATTATTTAATCCTGCTTCAACTACTTATGTTAAACACTATATTTATGTTACAAGTGCTAACCACCCATCAGATTATATTACAAATGCTTATGTTGGTGGCTATGCAAATACTACATCAGCTATTAATGCCATACAATTTAAAATGGATAGTGGAAACTTTGATGGCACAATACTTATGTATGGAATCGTATAACTTGACTAATTCAATTAACAATAATAAATAGGAGATAATATGGCAGAACATAAATTAGTAGATGGTGTAAAAATTGAACTTACATCACAAGAAATAGCACAAAGACAAGCTGAAGCTACTGCTTGGGCTAATGGTGCATTTGATAGAGCAATCGCTGGACTAAGACAAAGAAGAAATGCCTTAATAGCTTCTTCTGACTGGACAGTATTATCTGACAGTCCATTATCTGAAACTGAAAAAACTGCTTGGTTAGAATATAGACAAGATTTAAGAGATATTACTAAAGGTTTAAATACAGAAGCTAAAGTTAAAGCTGTTGTATTCCCTGAGAAGCCATAATGATAATTTTTATCTTAGGAATTATTCTAGGATTATATTTGGAATGGAAGTTTGAAATTGCCAAATACATTATTGAATCAGTTAAAGAACATTTAAACATCAAATAGTATTGTAATTTTATTGCAACGCACCATATATCTTAAATGATATATACGACTGAAGAAAATAACTTTTACTCAAAGGAGAACTCAATGTTAAACTATTCTGACATTAAAAACTATTGGTCTAAATTCTATGCAGATGCTTTTGAAGATGCTAAAAGCTTTTGGAATAACTACGCAGACACAATAGAAAAATTCTATAAAAAATAACTTTATTAAAACACAATAGTTTGATATTAGTGCATAAAATTTAATGTGCATTTACAAACTTTGGATTGGTGGGTGTGTCTTGCTAAAGTCTTGCAAATGCTTAAAAGACAATGGCAAGAACACAGAACGAAGAACTAATATCTCTAAAGGGACATATCACAGGAATTAAGAGAGAAGTTAAATTACTTGGTTGCTCAGTATATAAGCTAGAAAAGAAACTAGAAACTCTATTCTGGTCTATATTATGTGGACTTGGTGCTTTATCATTGGCTTTGATAACAATATTTCTTGCTAAATAGTACGAATACAACTAACTGGTTGTGTATATGAATAAAAGAATATTAGTCATATCTGATTTACACTTTCCATTTGCTCATAAAGACTGGCATGGATTCCTTACAAAGTTAAAAGCTAAATACAAACCTGATACTATTGTAAATATTGGTGATGAAATGGATTTTCATTCTATCAATGTATCTCACACAATAGACCCTGATCTTCCATCTCCTAAAGATGAATTAGAACTTGGTAAAAAAGAAATACATAGACTTCATAAATTATTTCCACAAATGACTTTGCTAGAATCAAATCATGGTTCTATGGTTTTAAGACGTGCTATGGCAAAAGGAATGACTAAATCTTTTATTAAATCTTACAATCAAATTTTAGAAGTAGGTAAAGGTTGGGAATGGAAAGAAAAACATTTTATAGATACAGGCAAAGGTAGAATATTATTTGGACATCAATTCTCTCCTGATGTTTCTAAAGCTGTTGCTCAATATGCTCTATCAGTTGTTCAGGGTCATTATCATACAATCAGTGAAGTAAGATTTCATGGTAACGATTTCCATTTAAACTTTGGTATGACTGTAGGTTGCTTAATTAATAAAGATGCTTTAGCTATGAATTACATGAGACTTAATTTAAAAAAACCTATTTTATCTTGTGGACTAATTACAAATGGTATGCCACATTTAACACCAATGTATTTGAAACGTAACGGAGATTGGGATAACAATATCTATATATGAGAGAAGTAAGTTTGAAGGAACTGCTTTTTAGTGAGACTGCAACAAGACTTGGAATAGATAATACTCCAACAGATCAAGTTCTAATTAATCTACAAACATTAATCTACGAAGTTATACAACCAATCATAAATCAATTCGGCGACATTAAAATAACTTCTGGTTATAGATCTCCTGAATTATGCAAAGCTATAGGAAGTTCTACAACATCACAACACACTCTTGGACAAGCTGTTGATTGCGAAGTTCTAGGAGTGCCAAATAAAGACTTAGCTGACTGGATAGTTAATCATTTAGAATTTGACCAATGTATTTTAGAATTTTGGAAGCCAGAAGAAACTAATTCAGGTTGGGTTCACATTTCTTATAACAAAGGTAATAATCGTAAAATGTATTTAAGAGCATTTAAAGGAAATGGTAGGGTTGTGTATGAAGTCATTTAAAAAACAAGTTGGTGGAAGCCACTATAAAAAATACAAGATTCAACCAGTAGAATTTATCATTAAAAATAATATTGGATTTGTAGAAGGAAATATCATAAAGTATATTTTAAGATTTAAAGAGAAGGGTGGTGTGCAAGACTTGTTAAAAGCTAAACACTACATAGAACTACTTATAGATACAACCAAAAGTAGATAATATCATTTAAACCTATTTTAAGGCATAGTGGCTTTAAAATTACGATACACGACAACTAAACCTATAATATCAAAAAAAAGGGGTAATTTGTCGGTTTAAACAGGCAAATTTAAGG